AACGGTGCAATTACGGTCATTCGTCCTCCTCGGGGGTTAGGTCGGTGCCACCGCACTTGCCGCAGCGGTCTTTGAATACTGAGACGAAACCACACTCGCACCGGTATCCCCGGGCCGATCGGAACGTGGTTCCAGCAACTGCGAAGTCACCTGTTTTGAGAAGTGTCTTTGCTGCTTGACCCTCGACGTGGAACGTGCCGTCCTTTTGACGCTTTGCGACGGAACCCTCGTTGATTTGTACTTCCTTTAATCCTTTGTCGGATCCGACGAGTCGCATGTCACTTTCCAGTAGAGCTCGGGCCAAGTTTCTGTGGCGTTGATTGTTGTCATGTTAGTGGTGGCAAGGAGCCGGTCTGGGAAAAGGGGGAAACCCAGACCGGCTCAACCTGCCGAGGCTAATCATTTCTGATTAGCGACTGTGTTCTCTGTTTAGAGAATACCTGTGATGATGCCTGACCATGCTGGTGCGTGGAAGGCGAGTGTGCCGTAGGTGTAGCTGCTCAAATCAAAGCTCATGCCAATTTGGGGCCATTCGATAATCATCTGGTCAACAACATTGTTGGCAGTGACTGTCGTGCTGACACCCGAGTCTGGGAATGGCAACTGCGTTGAGTGAACGATTGCGACGCCAGCAGGCATGAAGCGGTGGGCCATCACATCGACAACTTTTCCGGTGGCTTCGTTGGCGATTCCAGTCACGACTGAACCAACAGTGAATCCGTCGGAGCCGGTCTCGTAGGTGAGACGGTAACCGGTTGGGGTTCCCTGCTGCTGAATCGTCTTGGCCAACTCACGGCGTACTGCTGCGGTGGTCAAGATGAAGTCGGGGTCTGCCTGTACGGAGTTGAACAGTGAGATGAACGCATTCTGGAAGTCTGCGCCGGGCTCTGCAGTGTTCAGGTAACCGTTGAGGGCCTGTACGTAGCCTGAGTAGGCAGGGTTGGCGAGCTCCGAGATGAAGCCGTCGTAGCCTGCGGTTCCCAAGGTGGTACCACCGAAGTTGTTGCCGTTAGCGGAGCCGTTGTCGGCGCTGGTGCTTGGCAATGCGGTTACGAGGGTGAACACCGATGGGCTTGCGCCGTTGCTGAGAACGGTTGCACCCTTGTAGAACACGCCTGCGGAGACGGTCACGTAGATGTTGATACCGATCGTGCCGGCTGGGACGCCTGACAGTGCGCTCAACTTGATTCCGTTTCCTGCAACGCCTGATGCGATGGATCCAGCCGAGATGGCCTGTGATTCACCTGCGGCGCTCGAGAACGTAACGAGTACTGGAGCTGAGGTCAGAGCTGGAAGCCCGGTGCCGGTGGTTGAGGTGTCGGTCGCTGCGGTTGCAGTGATGCCGGTGATGACCAACGGAGTCGAGACTGCGTTGAGCATGTTGTTTTCCTCACCCAACATGTGTGACCAAATTGCGGCGGTGTGTGAAAGTTGACGGAGGTCAGCATATCCCTTACCGGCAAATTCAGCTTGGAGTGACACGGAGTCCGAGATACCCTGCTCGACGTATGGCTTGACGATTCGGTCAGCCGAGTACGAGATGAGGTTTGGACGGTTCAGTGTTACGCCGTTGAAGTTAGCGGTGTTGGTGTTCGAGTTGAAGAACGTGTTCAGGTTGGAGACGCCACCGGTGCGTGAGTTGCTCACACCGAGAATGCGACGGAATTCCAAGGCCTGACCGACTGCTCCTACACGAGCGATCGAGTTCCGCAAAATGAAAGTTTTTGGAACGAGCATTTCCAATGCAGGCTGCAGGTCGTAAGGTACGAGACCGATGTTGCCGTATGGAACTGAGTTCAGTGGGTTGGTGAGTGTCCATTCCTTGACAATGTCGGTGCCAGCGAGTGCGGACTCAACTGCGGCCAACTGGTCGGCGGATACGGACTTGGTCAGGTCGTCACGCAGACGAGCTGATGCGCTCTTGACGATTCCGACACCCTTTTCAAAGGTGCGCTCGCCACGTGCGGTTTCTACACGTGCCTGTGCTTGGCAAGCCGAGAGGGCTGACTTGTACGCTTCGAAGCGGTCGAGTCGTTGCTCTTTGGGCAAACCGTCAAACAGCATGTCAATGCTGGGGGCTGCTAAAGCCATTTTGGTTCTCCTAGTGGATAGATGGTTGGGGTACTTCTAGTTGCGTGCGATGGCGTCGGCATCGTGCTCTAGCTTTAGAGCCTTTTCGATGTAGGCGTTTCGCAAACTTGTGTCGATGACTTGGCTCGCAGTCTTGCGGAGGCGATCCGCTTCACTGCGTAGTTGGTCTACCTGTCCAGACTTGTTGGCCTGAACTTGGGTTTGACGGAGGGCTGGGCCTCCGGGTGCAGCCATCTCCTTGACTGCGGCGAGCTCGGCCTTTAGAAGCGTTAGCTCCTCTTTTGCCTCTGCTAGTGCAGCCTTGGTAGTGCTGTCGTCAAGGCCTAATGCCTTTACGATCTCGTTGCGCAATTCAGCACGGATCTCATCCGTTGCCTCCTCGCTGGTCGCTGACTTGATTAAGTCGGGGCTTACGCCCATTGCGATGTATGCCATGTCATCTCCTGATGGTTGGTCGTCGGTGTCTGTCGTTGCGAATGGAGCCGGGGTTTCACCCTCGTCGGCTTCGCCTCCCCACCAGCCAAGGAAAATGCTCAGGCTGGTCAGCAGTTCGCTAACGTCGGCGATCTCGTTTTCCTCGCCTCGGGCGATTTCGTCGAGCTCGCTCTTGATGAGTGAGATTAGTGCGGTGCGGACGCTCTCGAGGTCAGCCGGGTTGTGGTCGGCCTTGGAGGTCTCGGCTTCGGTGTTTTTCCAGTTGTCTGGGATCAGGTTCGTCTGTCCGAGCGCCTTGGCTCGAGCGATGATGTGCGCCTTGGCTGCGTCCTTGTCCTTGGCCCGGCCGAAGCTCTGAATGGCATTCTTGAGGTCTTGGATGTTCTTGATCGGGAATGCACCGCTTGGAAGCGCCTGTCCGGAGATGGCGGCGTGCTCACGTTCGGTCTTGGAGAATGCTCGCTTCTCGAGGTCTGCCATCAGTGCATCGTAGGCTTCAGCACCCTTGGCGGTAACGTCGGCTTCGGCACTCTTGTTGCCGTTTGTTTTGGCAATGGCATCCCACATGGTTCCAGCGTCTCTCAGGGTTTGAGCTTGTGCTTCAGCAATGTTTGCGCCTTTTAGTTCTGCCGAGGTTGGGTAGGCACCCTGTCCTGCGGCTCCTGAGATAAAGCCTTGCTTGTTTGATTCGTGAAGCTTATCGGCGTATGCACGTGCCTCGTCTGCCTTGGCTTGGAGGTCGTCTCGAGTTCCACCGCTAGCGATGAGTGATTTGGCATCCTCTAGGGAGTGGTTACCGGCTGACAGTTCGGGGCCTCGCTGGTTACCATTCCAACCGGTTTGGTATGACTCGATTGCTTTGACGGCATCAGCACGAGTGGCTTCATGGGCTGGCGTGTGTGCTCCGCCACCCTCGGCGTACTGGTTTCCATGAAACTCATGGCCGGCAACGTCGCCCTTGGTCACCTCGGCATCGGCGTCCTTTTCGGCGCCCGGGTGGGATGGGCTCTGGTTAACCGTCTTTTCGTCGTCGCCGTCAGCGCCCGGGTGTGATGGGCTCTGGTTGATGTGGTGGAGGGTTGAGTCCTCTGGTTCCTCACCTGATCCGTTGCAGACTGGGCAGGTCACTCGGTCGTTCGTGTCGGGGTCGACTACTTCACCTTGGCCGTAGCAACGGTGGCAGGAACGCTTCTCCTCGCTTGGTGCCTTGTCTCCGGCGCCGTCTACGGTTTCAATTGCTTCAGCATTGAGGTCGCTGGTTTTGGCAACGTCGGCTTCGTTGCTCTTGCCCTCGTCGGCTGGGCCAAATATTTGGTTATACAGTTCGGGGCTCTGGTGCTCGGTAATTGTCTCTTTTGCCAGTTGCGTCATTCGATACGCTTCTCCGCTTACTCGGTTTGCAGCTCCGGATGACTCGAAGCCTTTTGCGGCGTCGGCATGGGAAGTCGCCGCCCTGTCATGAGTGCTTGCAGCCATTCGCAAAAGGTTTTGGCGATCGGGATCCGTTGAGGCTTGTGCTTCCGCACGTAGGCGTCCTGCTATATCTCGGTGTGCATCAGAAGCGTTTTGGTGGTCGTTTGAGGATGTTGCTGGGTTGTCTTTAATCAGCTTTGAGGCGTCTTTGGTTTTCATTCCGGCGCCCTCTGCGTACTGGTTGCCGTGGAATTCGTGACCTGCCACGTCTCCCTTTTCGACTGTCTCTGATCCGGTCATGGTTAGTTCACCATTGACGGATTTTGCAATCTCGATGCGTGCGCTTGGATTGGCCGGGCGATCAACCAGTGACACTTCGACAATCGTGCCTCCGACAATTCGGCCGTTGGGGGCAGCGTCGTCCTTGATGACCTGCGCTCCCTTGATTCCGATTGAGTATCCCTTGAGTACTTTCTTGCGAACCTTGGTCTGGGTGACCGGGTCGACGACCTCGGATTTCAGCATCCACTTGTCGCCCTCGGCTGCGAGCTCTACGCCCACTCCGGCTGCGATTGAGGAGTGTTGCTCTCGGACGTTTGCGCCGGAAGTGAACCACTGAGGCATGGCTTGCTTCAGCCAGCTGGGGTCGCAGATTTGACGGTCAACGTCGAGCGTGGGATCCGTCGCAACTCCGTAGACCAAGAGGGTGCCGTCCTCGGTGCTTTTGTATGTAAGGTCGCCGAGTCCGACGTAGGTGATGTCTTGTGCCATTGGTCGTTTATCTCCTAGATAAATGTTAGATGATGGTTAGGCGCTTATTCGGCGCTTTGTGTTACGTCTTGTGATACCGCATCGCTCGCTTGAGCGTTATCCCAGACAGCCTCCATGCCACATTGGCAGTTCGGGTGCTCTGGTGGAACGTTGTCGTCGATCGGGTGTGGGTTCTCCGCCTCTTTGGCCAAGCACCGCTCACATGGGTTGCCGTCGGTAATCCAGTTCCAGCCCGAGGCACCGGCGGCGCTGTAGGTGTCAATGGTTGCGGCGTTGTACGCACGACCGGTCTCGGTCATGGCGATGATGTCGGCCCGGGTTTGGACTGCCACGTCGGTGCCGTAGGATCCGGGCGCCATTGCTGGTGTCGGGATTGTCTCCGGGCTCTGACCGTTGATGGCTTGGTAGATGCTCTGACTGAGCGTCTTGTAGTCGTGTCCGTTGGCGACGCCATTTGCCACTGCCGTGTTGATCCGGTCGAGTGTGGTCTGGGTCAGTTGGCGGAGCGTGATTCCTCGCTGGTTCAGCAGGTCGGTCACGGCTCGTCCACCTTGGATGGGCTCAATGCTCACTTGCTTGGCGGCCACGTCCAGTCCAGCGGCGATGGCTGCTTCATGGAGCGATTTGAGAGCTGCGTCTAGCTTGCTGGTGTCCATCTTGATGTTTTGCGCTACCGCTAGGTAGGCAGCCGATTTGATGGTTGCCGGGTCGGTGGCTGTGGCTTTCATGGCCTGCTCGATGGTCGGCTTGATTCCGGTCACGAGGTTGTTCAGTCCGGCTTGGATGAATACTCGGAACTTTTTAATCACCGCATCTCGCTCATGCCAGCCGGGCACGTCCTGCGTGCGTCGCTTCTCGAGGTCGGCTTCGATCGCCTTGGTGGTTGGGATTTCGGCGTCAACGATTATCACTTCGCCGTTTTTGTTTGGCTTCAGCCGGGGGATGTTTGGCGATGGCTTTGCGTCGGCCGATTCCTGCTTGATGACGGTTTTGCCGGTGTACTGGTTCAGCGAGCTCGCAAACGTTTGGAGCCGTCCTTGTGCTTCGGGTGACAGTGCTGCAAATGCCTCGGGCGTGCTCATAATTCGCTGGGCTTCGGCGTGTAGCTCTAGTCCGTTGGTTGCTGCGTAGGATCCTAAATCTTTGGTCACGACGCTGGTGCTTATCCTGCCGGTTGGGGTCAGGTATCCGGCATCTTTCATCGCTGCGTCCAATGGGTGAGCCAAGCCGTTGCCAACTTTTACGAGGTTGGTCGGGTCGGTCAGGCCTGCTTGGTATTGCACCACGTGCGAGCATTCGTGCGTGTAGACCGATTGCCAATTTTCGTTTTGGAAGCCCGGCTGGTTGATTGCGGTCGGGTTCAGGTAGAGCGTTGTCTGGTCGCCGTTATTGCCGACCGAGGCTTGCGTGTACAGACCCTTTTCGTTCGGGCCCTCGGGCTTTACGTCTATCGAGGTCAGTGCATCTGATACGCCGTTATTCATTTTGCTGTCGAGCTGCTCAACGGCTTTTGCAACATCTTGCATGTTCTCTGGGCTGACTCCATTGGCCTCGAGCTTGGCCGTGTCTACGGAGATTCCTTTTTGGTCTGCCCAGCTCTTAACGTCGGCGTATGTGGAGAAGTTCAGGTTGCCGCTTTTGGCTTCACCATCTCCTGATCCGAAGCGACCGTGGCTGTCTCGCTCTTGGTCTGGGTTATAGCCTTTAGTAAGCGAACGTCCTTTTGGGGTATCGCTTATCTCTCTTTCGACGTACTCGATTGCCCATGTGGCGAGCTTTTCCGGGATTGGTCGGGCGCCCTTGACCATGAAGTACGCTTCCTCGTTCAACTTCTCGGCCAGCGATTCGTCGATCGTGGAGAAGTCGAACGCACGCCAGTTGCCTCGCTTGTTGCGTGATTTGACGAATTGGGCGAAGTCTCGCATCTCATCGGCTACGACGGACTTGGTCTGATCCTCTGGGGCTACACCAGTTTTCTTGTCTTTGCCTTTACCGTTATCCGGCTGTGGTGCGCTTTCGCTGCTTTGCGTGTCTTGTGGTGCTTGGCCGTCTTTGCCCGGTTGCGCTTGGTCACTGGTGGCTCCCTGTGCTTGTGTCTGTGCTTGTTGCTGTTGGCTGTCGAGCGTTCCCTTGAGAAACACCGGGCCTGCTGCGGTCAGGATGAATGGCTCGTCGGCCTCTTTCATGTCGTAGAGGGGCAAGCCCATGTCGCCACGTGCGTCGTTCAGCGTCATGGTTCCGCTCGAGAGTGCAGTCTGGTAAGCCTTGGCTTTTTCCGCCTCGTTTTCGGCGGTGCTTCTGTCCTCGAGGTTGAACGTGATGTTTTTGTCCATGCCGAGGAAGCGACGGCACAGCGAGTTGATTACTTCGACGATGAAGTTCTCCATTGGGCGTGCGGAGACGGTCTCTGCGCTCTGCTCCTCACCGTCGTGTGCGCCCTTTCCGCCACCGAGTCCGGCCCGGGCAACGACGCCAAGCTGGCTTGGTGCGATTCCGAATATGGAGGCGATTTTCTTGATGATGTACTCGTCCATCTCGGGCTTGTAACGCTCGGTCATCTCCGGAGCGATTACTGGGTCGAAGCCCTTNGGGAGAACCTTAATCTTGTGGCGCTCCTCGCTGGATCCCACCATTTTGTCGTTGAACACTCGTTCGAACGCTGCNAGGCGCAGGTGGTCGATCTCTTGGCTGTCGGTTTTCATAAACGTCATTGGCATGGTGCCGGCTTGGAAGTCGTCGATGAACCAACGCTGGCGCTCTAGGTAGAGCGTGGCTGCTGGGATTGCTTGCTCCACTGCGCTGAAGCCGTATGGGCTCCACGTGCGACGGTTGCGGATGAAGTAGGCGAGCGTGTCGGTCTTGAAGCTCGTTCCCTCTGCGTCGGCGTAGTACTCGCCGTCCACGTCGCTGTCTGGTGAGGCGGTAAATTCCCCTCTAGGGAAACCCCATAAAATCTGCTGGAATGCTGGCGCCGGGGGGCGTGGAATATCTCCTCGGTTGTCGAGCAGGATTTTGATTGTTGGTGCGTCGATGATGTTGAAGCCAATCACCTTTCCGCCGAGGTTGTACTGGGGGTAGACCGGTACGCCGTCGTAGACGAGGTGCTGCCAGCCGAACTCTGTGATCCACTCCGACCAGCCTCGGTCTGCTTGTGGGTATGGGTTCTCCCAGAACTCGGTGAGCTGGCTGATTTGGTTCTTGTACTTGTCACGGCCAATTTTGGCGGCTTGTGCGTGGCTGACGTTTTGCTCCGCCATGATTTCCGTGATGGCCAAGTCGCTTAGCGTGAACGACCAGTTCATCTTTACGATTTCGCTCACTCGGATTGTGATGGCCCGGGCGATGATGTCGCACTGGTCTGCGAGTGCTCGGAGCACGCTCCATGGAACGTCCTGTTGCGTAAGGTTTAGGTTGTAGGCGACCTGAAATTGGAATTTCCGAGGCTCTGCTCGACCGGTGGCTGGGTCGACTGGGTCGATGGGGCTGGGGAGCAGTGGTGCTGCTGGCCCGAGCATGGATCCGAACGCATCGCCGGGACGTGGCAGTGCTGTCGCCTCCCAGCCTGATTGCTGAGCTAGACCTTGACCGCCGATTGGTTGCGCTGGCACGACGTTGGCGTACCCGGCTTGGTTGTACATGGGAGTTCCCATGAGGCTCTGGGCGGCCTTTTCGACGGCTTCGGTGATGTACCGGTCAATGTCTGCTTTGCGGTCTTTGCGACTAAAGAGTGCCACGTGTGTCCTTAGATGGTCGGGAATCCGAAGTTGGAATAGTTTGCGATCGTTGGTTGTGTCGAGGTCAATGTGACTCCGGCGAGCTGTGCTGCGTTTCCTCCCGGNNTGCCCGANGAGGTNTTGCCACACGAATTGCACCCTGATGCATTATACGCCATTGGCATTCCGCAGTTCGGGCATGCTGGTGCGATGGCGTTTAGGTAGCGGTCTGCGTCTGATCCGAACGCAAAGCCGAGTGCGGTGACTGCGTGTACCAGTGCGTCGAGTCGGTCGGGGCTTGTGCCACTGTCTGGCACCCACCCGGTGAGCTGCTCCTCGAGCGTGTCAAAGTTGCCGACGTGGCTCACTCGTCCTTGCTCGTATAAGGCCGAAATCGGTTCAGCTCGTAATCTTTTCCCAACCTTGGCAACCACTCCCTCATAGGCAATCATCTGGTCGACGGCTCTGATGGTCTGNTCCACCATTTGACCGCCTTGGTTGGTTTCGGCGATGAGGCGATCGGCGCCGAGTTCGTGGTAGAGCGCCACGGCTCTGGTGGCCCACATGAGTGGGCTTTCCCGGCATGACCGGTCAGCAAGAACGTAGGCTCTGCCGTCGACGCCTTTGCCCACGGCGATGATTCCAGTCTCGTCGCTGTCCTCGCCACTGGTGGTGGCTGGGTCGACCGCTACGACGATGCGAACCATCTCGGGTGCGGTTTTGACCCGGGTTCCCTCAATCATGTCCAGCGTCCAGAGAGCGCCGGGCGTGTCGTCTAGAACCTCTGCATAGAGCTCTTGGCGTCCTAGTCGGGTTCCCTCGTATCGGGCTCGCAGCTGGGCAAGTGCGTTGGGTGCGAGGTTTTTGGCGTTGTCGAACGTGGATCCTCTGACGACCTTGACCGAACCGTCGTCTCTGTTGAGGAGGTCTTTGATGAGCTTGGTCGGCTGTGGCGTCGTGGTGACGATGATTTGTGGGTGCGCTCCGAGGCGCAGTGTGAACTGCAGCTGGTCGAACGTCTCTGGGTATCGCCAAGCGGCCAGTTCGTCACACCACGCTCCGTGGAATTGGGGGCCTCGTAATC